GATTACGATACTGCGTTTACTAAAAAAACTACATCGGACTTTAGCGCTATAACCACGGGGGGTGTGTTTACAACTGAGGACTCAGGGCAGAATATAATACTACTTAACGCTTTTAAAGATCGATATGACTTTCCAGAACTCCGGCGTGTAGCCTTGGAAGAGTATCGAGATTGGAATCCTGACATGGTAATTGTGGAAGCAAAAGCTTCTGGACTACCTCTGACCCACGAATTGAGACAGATGGATATCCCAGTAATTAACTTTACTCCGAGCAAAGGAAATGATAAACATACAAGATTAAACTCCGTAGCTCCGCTCTTTGAGAGTGGAAAAATATGGGCGCCTATGCATGAGCATTTTGCACAGGAAGTAATTGAAGAGTGTGCAGCTTTTCCATTTGGCGAATATGATGACTATGTCGATAGTACGACACAAGCCATTATGAGAATTAGACAGGGTGGTTTGGTTCGACATCCTGAAGATTATGAAGACGAGCCTGTTGTACGAGGAGAAGTAAAGTATTATGGCTAAAAAAACTATTATCGACGCAATCACAACACTCTATTCTAAATTGGGTGGAAACTTGTCCGATGTCCTTGGTACCCGGTCCAATGTCAATTTTATGGGAACCGGTAAATCCTCAGAACCTTTCCTAGACATGGATTTAAACATCGAGGCACTTGGTGCATTATCTCAAAGTAAAGCCGTAAACGAATTAAAAAGTGCAGTAGGTTTTGCAACCGCTGACAAACTAAACGATCTTCAAGCAAATAAACTTTTAACTAATATGATGAAGATGGATGAATTTTATAATCCACCTGCAGTTACAAACATCACGGACATGGCAACAGGGACCAGGGACCTGGATGCAGAAGGTATAATGACTTTAAGACGAGGAGGAGACCCAACTCAATATAAACCAGGTGATCCAATTACATCAGAAAATTTTGGAGCAACTGGATTTGCACCCAGTGTTGATAGAAAAAAAGTTTTACCTGATGAAGAGAAATCAGCTTTAATGTCTAGACTAGACGAGATCGTTAAAAAAAAACAGGCAGAAGCTGACCTACCACCACCAGGCTCACGTGGTGGAACAGACGATATTGCAGCACCTTTTCAATCAGCAGAAGAGACAATTAAAAATATACAAAAGACACCTTTCGATGAAGCAGTTGAATACAACGCAAGACCAGAAGATGTTGTACAGAATCTTGTAGACCAAAAGTTTGGTGTAGGCTACTTTGACAATGTTGGAGAAAACACAGCTAAACGTGGATCCGCTAGAGAATTTTTAGTAGAAGCATTAAAAAAAGAAAATCCTAATCAAACAACGTTTGCAGATATCGTAGACGGTCCAGATGTAAAATTTATTACAGAAGGTGGCGGTGGTGCTGCAGGAGATCCTATAGCATTAGTTGATAAATACTTTGGTCCAAGGATTGTAGAGATGTTACCATCAGGTGCAAGCTCAGAAGAGATTGCAATCTTTACAGAAAGAGTTTTAACTAAAGTTAGAGACGCTTCAGGTCTAAAACCTAGTGATCCAAGATTCGATAGAATGACAGCAAGGTTTGTAGAAGATTTTGCAAGAGGCGGACTAGCTAAGATCCTGGAGGTCTAATGGACTCTTACAAATACATTAAATTTTCAGAAAGAATTCCTGGAATAAGTATTACCAAAAAAAGTCAAGATGGCGGTTATTTTGCAGTTAAAGCTGCAGGTGGTAAAGAACAGTTTATTGATAGTTTTACAGGACCAGCAAGTAAATGGTTTCCACAAACTGACCAAGGTTTAAAAGATGCTTCAGCTTATTATAAATCACTTCGACCATATGTAAAAGATTTACCAAATTATAAATATCAATTACCTAAGTACGATACCAATTATGTAGGCCCTCAAACAAATGTTAAAAAATTATTAAATGGTAAATTAGAGTATAAAAATAGTAAAGGTGAAATTACAATTCAAAAAGCTGGAGAATCTGAAAAAAATTTTTTAAACAGAATTAAGAAACTAGGATCGCAAAGTATGAGCGCTGGTAGAGGATCTCAAACTGCACAAACACAAAGTATAAGACAGAAAGTTATAGATTGGACTAATGGATGGTTATCTCAAAATTTAAGTAAATATAAACCTAAACAAGTTAATAATTTTGTAAACGATTTTAAAAAAAATTGGAAACAAGAGGCTAAAAAACCAGATTATAAAAAAATAGCTACATACAACGCAACCAACCGTGCAGGTTTTCCCACAGTAGGTACTAAAAGCGAGCCTTTTAAAATAGGAAATATCGTAGTCGCAGAGCAAAAACCTGAAATATCATATAGAAAAATATTTTTTGAAAATAAGTTAAACACGGATGCAGATTTTAAGAAATCTGTAGATGATTATTTTGAGTTTTTTGCAGAAAATAAACAAGGCCAAGGTAATCAATTTTTAAAAATAAAACCTCCTCCAGGTGCAAAAGATGCAATGTTTTGGTTATCTCCTGATTCTGGTGTTACTGGAGTTGCAAGAGCAGACATGTTTGCAAAAATTCCTGGATATGCCGAATTATTTAGAAACTATCAAGATAAATTTAATAGAGCAAATGCTGAAAATGTAAATAGTCTAAGAATTTTAGAAAAAAAATTAAACTTACCTAGAAGAACATTAACAAATGAAATGCGTCGTGAGCATAGAGCACTAGCAAAAATTTTTGATGTCAAACAACTTCCTGAAGAATTAAAACTTGGATACAGTATAGAACATACTCAAGGTCTTGCTGCTGCTGTTAAATCAGATAATAAAAACATACTTAAGGCCGCTAGAAAAGATTTAGCAGGAATGAGTCTTGCTAAAAACATGGGTTTAGGATGGGGACTTAGTGGAGATTCTTTTGAAAGAACTAGATCAGCGTATATAAATAATATTCAAGAAAATCTTTTAAAAAATAAAAACGTAACAAAAGATGTAAACAATTTAAACAAAATGGTTTATTCGGAGTACAAAGATATATCTAGCAATAAAACACCTTATTCTATTATAAACAATAAATTGCAAACAAGCCCAATTTCTTCTGCAACAACTCAAACAGATAGATTTGGTCAATATTTTAATGAGCTATCACAAAATCCAAAAGCTGCACCAAAACTTTTAGAACAGATAACAGCAAAGCCAGAACTAGAAAAATTTATTAAAGAAGGTCAAGGAGATATTTACAGTAATCTTAGAAAAACATTAGTTGCAGCCGCTGAAAAAAACGAAGGAAATATTTGTCAACTTTTTAGAAAAGAAGGTGGTAGAATTGGTTTTGCTACAGGAAGTCGTTGCGTACAACAAATGGAATTTGCTTTTGACAACGATCCTGTAAAACTTTCACAAGATATAAATAAACTTCCTTATGAAGAAGGACCGATTAATAAAGTTAAAAATTCAGCAACAAAATTTTTACAAAGTCCAATGTTAAGAGGTGCTGGTAAGTTTGGTGCGATTGCAGCAGGTGGTGCAGTAGCCGCGGGTTTTGTTAAACAGTTTATGAACGACGATCCAACAACTTATTTATCAAACGAAGAACAACAAAAAAATTTATTAATGGATATGGTGACAGGATCATTGGATGATACGCCACAAGAAAGTCCAGCAATCGGAGATGCGTATCTTCCAGCGTTAGGCGCAGCAACCGTAGCAGGTACAGCAGCAGTTGCACCATCAACAATTGATGCAGTAAGAGGCGGCGCGTTAGGTGCAAAGAAATCTGGTATAACTAAAACTGCATTAAAAGTTTTAGGTAAAGGATTAACTGCAACACAAACACCTCTTGGATTACTTGCAACAGAACCTTTGTATTTAGCAGATCAAATTCAACAAGGAGACTCGTTAGGAGAAATTGCAACAAACCCATTTAATTATATGGGTGCAGCATTTGTAGGTCCTGCAACTGAGTTTGCAACAAAAGGCGGATTAAGTCCTATGATTGCAAAAACAATGAGACTAGGGATTAGCCCAAATGTTTTAAAAACTGTATCACGTAGATTTGGTTTACCAGGTTTGGCATTGTCACTTGGTATCAGTGGTTATGAGACCTATGATGATTTTAAAAATAAGAGAGGTTTTTTTAGCGATGAAGAATAAAAATCTTGTGGTAAATATGCAACACGTTAAATTTAATGCAATCCCACCACTTAAAGGACCTGACTCACAGGGGTTGAATGTTCCATTAAAACAAGCTACAACAATAAAGAACTCGGAGAATATAAATGGCAGATATAGACAAAGCCCTACCAAACGTAGAGACTGAAATTAAAATACCTGGAGAAGACGAAATTGTAGAAGCTCAACAAGATAATATTGAAGAGCAAGTTGGTCCAGACGATATCGAAGTAACTCAAGAAGAAGACGGTGGTGCAACAATTAATTTTGATCCAGAAGCAGTTAATGCAGGTGGTGGTGAATCTCATTTTGATAACTTAGCAGAATTATTACCGGACGATGTTTTAGGTAAACTAGGTTCTGAACTTGCCGCAAATTACAATCAATATAAAAATTCAAGAAAAGATTGGGAGGACAGTTACACAAAAGGGTTAGACCTTTTAGGATTTAAATACGAAAACCCAACACAACCTTTTCAAGGAGCAAGTGGTGCAACTCACCCTGTTCTTGCAGAGGCGGTTACACAGTTTCAAGCACAAGCTTACAAAGAATTACTACCGGCTAACGGTCCAGTACATACAAGAATAATTGGACTAGCAGACAGAGCCAGAGAAGATCAATCAAACAGAGTTAAAGAATTCATGAACTATCAGCTCATGGATGTGATGAAGGAGTATGAACCCGAGTTCGATCAAATGCTTTTTTATCTCCCTCTTGCCGGCTCTGCGTTCAAGAAAATTTATTACGATGAAATTCTTGGCAGAGCCGTCTCAAAATTTGTACCGGCTGATGATCTAGTTGTTCCATACACTGCAACTTCTTTAGAAGATGCGGAGTCTGTTATTCACATGATTAAAATGTCTGAGAACGAAGTTAGAAAAAAACAAGTATCAGGTTTTTATAAAGACGTAGAATTGACACCAGGTTACAACGAAGAAACAGAAGTACAGAAAAAAGAAAGAGAACTAGAAGGTGTTAAAAAAACACAAGACGAAGACGTCTTTACTATTTTAGAAATACATACTGATTTAGATTTAGAAGGTTTTGAAGATAAAGATTCAGCAGGAGAACCAACAGGAATTAAACTTCCTTACATTGTTACTCTTGAAATGGGTAATAGAGAAGTATTATCTATTAGAA